TTTCACGAGCGATGTCAACCGATTTGCAGGCAGCCGTCACAACACCTAACGATTTCTCCAACGCCTCAAGCATTGCCTTTTTATGGATGTCACTACTTGTCATAGGGCTTGCCGTTTATTTTGATTTCAAGGGATGGGTCGAGCTTGTGCATTCGGTCTATTATGACTTGGCAATACTTCGGGTCAAGTTCCATACCATAGCACTTGCGGTTGAGTTGGTGTGCTGCGACCATCGTAGAGCCGCTGCCGAGAAACGCATCGTATATTGCTCCTTGTAATTTTGACATTTCTATACATCTACTCATACACTCAATTGGTTTTTGAGTTGGATGTTGGCCAAGCCTTTCGGATGATTGATTTATTGGTCTAATAAACCATATTACTTTTTTGCATTTATAGGAAACCCAAAGAGATTCAAATGCACTTCCAAAAACTTTGTTCTCTTCTTCAGAATGTCTTTTTGCCCAAATTATTTGAGTACCACTCATCCAATCCAAAGAGTTTACGAAATAATCTCCACCCCAAATATATTGTTCTTTTGTGCCACTTATTGATATTACATCTGTTAAATCAAACTCTTTATCATCACCTTTTATCTTTTCATACTTGGTGGTGGTAGAGCCCATTTTTGAATAATCCGTGTCCAAGTCTATTCCGTAAGGTGGGTCTGATACCATTATATCAGCCTTCTGCCCATCCATCAGCCTTGCGACTGCATCGCTATCCGTAGAGTCCCCACATAGCAGACGGTGGTTTCCTATCTCTATCAGGTCTCCCAATACGATGTCCGTTTTTATTTCGGATGGTGCTTCGTAGTCATCCTCCTCCGCTTCAAGTACAGGCGTATTGTCAAACGGCAGCTCAAGCCCCCAATCGGTCAACGCCTCTACATCCCATTCATTGGCAAGCAAGTCCCAATCCCATTCACCGAAGCCTACGTTGTCTTTGATGATAAACTCACCCTTCTGCGCATCGGTCAGTTGGTCGGCTACAATTATGGGTACTTCCTTCAGTCCTGCGGCTAAACAGGCTTTAAGGCGCATATTTCCACCAAGCACGACCATATTGGCATCTACCACGATTGGTCGCAGCTCAAGCATTTGCGGGAACTCCTCAATGGACTTTACAAGCTTCTTGAACTTGTCGTCCTTGATGATGCGGGGGTTGGTCGGGTTAGGAATAACCTGCGAGATAGGTACTCGTTTCATAATTAAATAACTCTTTTAGATAAATGGTGGTTGTGTGTTGCTTGAAGTCGCTCTTTGTACTCTTTGATATCACCGTATGCAACGTGGCAGGTGCGGCACAGGGCCATCAGGTTCTCAATGGTGTCTGCGTGTTTGCTTCCGCCCATCCCTCTTGACTCTATGTGGTGTATGTCTACGGCTGTTGCTCCGCATACCTCACAAGGAATCCAGTCGGTGGTGCTGAAGCCCATCTCCTTTAGGTAGACCTTTGTGTGGTTCTTCATTCAAAGATGCGAAGTTCGTTCATATTGTCCATTGTGAACTTCTTCATTGAGTGGTATAACGATTCCGCTATGTCAGCTACTTGATTGGGGTTTTCATTTAGCCTCTTGATTGCTCCTGCCCATTCGTAGTTGCTCTTGATGGCAATGCAGTTGTCCTTTGTAATGTACTGGGCATAGGGTTCCGTTTGGCTTATGATTAGCGCACACTTACTGAATCCCGCCTCTATCATCTTCAGGTGGGATTTGCACTTTGCGAATTCGGATGTTGCTAACGGCACAAGACTCACGTCAAACTTGTTGTAGAGCTTGTGGTATTGGTTTGGAGGTAGCGTGGCCATCTTGTACTTCGCCTTCATCATCTCAGGGTAGCCGTCTACATCCGCAACGTAGGACTCAACGCTTGACAGGTCTATGCCTGTGCGCTTGATGTCTACTTGGTGGTGGTTCCCTCCAATGTATCCAAACCTCACCTGCTCGCTCGGCTCTCGCTCTATCTGCCAAGTGGGTAAGCTAATGCCGTTTGGGATGATTCGGATGTTGGCGTTGTGCTTTCGAACTTTGGATGCAAGATGCTTGTTGGTGACCCATACCTCGTCTGCTGCTTTCATACTACGCACAATGCGCTCACGCATAGCCTCCGAGTAGATTCCCTTGAGGGGATGGCTTGGCGGTAGCACCCACCAATCATCTTGGTCTACAATCATCTTTACACCATCCTTACGGCAAAGCTTCACGAAGTCATCAAACGGCTCAACAGGGAATGCCCTGCTTGCAAAGATGTGGGTAGCCTTTGCCCAATGTTCGGGTTCAATATCCGTTATCTTCTCAATGAAAAAAACATCTG